TCAACAAGTAGGTGATACTTTAGCACTTACAATTGATCAAGTTGGTTATGGTAACAAGTTTGGAGGAACTATCAATAGCGGGGTAGTAGCTAGTGATATGCTCATTACAGGTTCAGCTATAACTTTTAATCTAGATCAAATTGGTAATAGTAACCAATTATTTGGACCAATCACTTTGGACTCATCTGCTATAGACATGGTGTTTACAGGAAGTAGTAACATATTCGACTGGGCTGCGGGTGCAACAGGATCGGCAGACAGTTTAGACCTAGATTTAACTGTAACAGGTGATTCAAACGCATGGGATTTTGATTTAGGTGGTGCTGCAACTGCGGAAAGCTTAAATTACGATTTAACACTTATTGGTGGCACTAACGTATTTAACACAGACATTGATTATGATAATGTTAAGTGGGAGTTTGAAATAACTGGTGATGGTAACAATATTTGGACAATTCAGAAAGAAGATAACCAATCTATGATTTGGGATTTTGAAGGAGATGATGCAGATATAGATATTACTCAAATGGACGAAGATCAACTTCTTACTGTAGCATGGGACGGTGATGATGCAGACATAGATATTATACAAAAATCAGGCACTTGTCCTACAGGAGTTAACTCTTGTTCAGGTGTGATAAATATAGATATAGACTCAGAAAATGCAACTGTTACAATTAATCAGAAAGATACTACTGATTAGTAGTTTATCTACTACGGTACTTGCTGATTCTATTGGGGATATAATTGAACAAACAGGGCTAACTGCTCTGACTAGGAATCAGCAAGAGATCGAAGCATTTGTAGATCAAGAAATACTACTATACGATTTACTCAATACAGGAAATGGAAGACTTGCTGTTGAGTTCTTAGATGAATCAAACCTTCGACTAACAGAACACAGCAGAGTACTAATAGATGAAGTGATTTACGATCCAAACCCTGACAAATCTAAGATGGTTATGAGATTTGCAATGGGAACAGCTAGATTTACTTCAGGTAAACTTGGCAACATGAACAAAGCCAACATTAATATTAGTACTCCTACTGCACAAATTGGTATTCGTGGAACAGATTTTACAAGTACTGTAGATGAGTTAGGTAGGTCACTTGTTATGTTACTTCCTGATGAGAATGGAGATTCTTCAGGAGAGATTACAGTAACGAATGATGGAGGTACTGTTACTCTGACTGAAGCTTTTCAAGCTACTATGGTATCAACCATATCAACAGCACCAGTAAACCCAGTAACTGTAGATAATATTACAGTTGCTCAAATAGACAACTTATTTATTGTTTCACCTCCAGAAGAAGTTACACAGGCAGTAGAAGAAACAAGAACAGAAAACAGCTCTAGCAATATTCTTACAGCAGACTTTTTAGAATTCAACGAACTAGAGAAAGATTACTTAGAGGAAGACACGGATTGGAGTTTCTCAGAACTAGACATAGATTTACTCGATGTCGATTTTCTACAAGATCTCTTAGCGATTATAGAAGAAGGAGACTTGCTTCAAAGAAAAAAGGGTGGTGGAGGCGCTGCTGCTTTCGAAGGAGTGGACATAATAGGAACAGCACCAGGACTAGATAAAGATACTCAGTATAATACTATAATTGATGAATCAGGACAGATATGGTTTTATAGACAAGTACAAGGAATTATCAGTATCAAGTTACCCATAGAAGCTAATGCTAAGATATTTACTGTAACAGATGAAAGAGAAAGTGTCATCACAGTTGGAGATGGCGAAGCTATCAATATTAGGATATTACAGGTAAACTAATGAACTTATTTAAAATTATGTACTCAATTTTAATATTTTTTATGCTATTACTAGTTGGTAATAATCTTATTGCTGATGATAACCATATTCATGTTGATCAAGTAAGTGGCGGTGATAACTTTAATCTTGCAATAGATCAAGTTGGTCATAGTAACTTAATAAGATTCTCATTCAATCATAATAACAATGAAGTAGATCTTCTTCAGTCAGGAAACAATATGTATATTGGTTATACTGACGATTGGGGGTCTGGTTACAGTTGGGGTGGAGACTTGGACGGTCTAAATAATGAAATGGATATTCGTCAGAAGTGTTCTACTAGTACCTGTAATGATAATGACTTTCAGTTTCATATTTTAGGTGATAACAATACAGTTAAGTTTGGACAAGGATACTCTCTTAATGATAGTGCAACTCCTACATGGAACTATGATAATAATGAACCAGGTGGAAACTTTGTTAGACTAGACATTCATGGTGATAATAATACATTTACTGGAAGTCAAAAGATGGACACAAGCACAATATCACATTCTATTACAGCAAACATATATACAGATGATAATGATGTTTATGTGAGACAAGCACAAAACGGAAATAAAACACTAACTCTTACAATTAGAAACTCTGACGGTAACGATGTATTTGCTAATCAAAGAGACAATGGAGCGCATACAGCAACCATATCATTATTAGGAACACAACCAACAAACTTAGACTTACTTCAAAGAGGAAACACTACACAATCATACTCTTTAACACAAAACTGTATAACTAGTGGTGGTTGTAATATTTCAGTAACACAAGGAAACTAAATGGAAGTAGAAACAAACAGTAGAACATTTTCATGTGATGGTTTAGTAGAGCCAGGTATGGGACACCCTAGAGTATATCTTATAATGGAAGAAAAAGAAGATAAAATTGTATGTCCTTATTGTAGTACGGTTTTTAAACTAAAAAAGTAAATGGACTGTCCTGAAGAAAATATATGTTTTACAGAAGAAGAGTGGTCAAACTTTCTTCTTGAGTATGAGATAGATATTATCAGCGAAGTCGGAATGCCTTCTACTGCTCCTATGGGAGATGCAGAAGCTGCAAGTAATTTTGTATGGGAAGTTCTTTTCTTAACACCTGCAGAACTATTTTATGTTGGAATATCAATGACAGTTCTTGCTACTTATGGTCTCTCCATATACTATGTATTTAAATGGATACAGAAGAAGTTCTCATTAATGCAATGAAAAAGTTAATCAACCCACTCCTGGCACTAGCCTCTATGGCTTTGCTAATATGGAATCCATACCCTTTCAAAGTATTAGAACTTAAAACTTTTGACTGGATAATGTCAACACAAAAAGAAGTTCAAAACGATAATATATTAATTGTAGACTTAGATGAAGAGATAGTAAAAGAGTATCAAGGTTATCCACTACCAAGAAGTTTATATGCAGACTTGATATCACAGACTTATGCAATTCCAGGCATCACAGTACTTATGCCTGATCCAGATATTAGAAATAAAGAAAACGATATTGAATTATCAAGTGTTATGAAATACACACCAACAGTACTAGCTTATGCAGCTTCAGTACAAGCAACAGAAGGTGGGCCTCATGTAGGTACTACTCAAATAGGAGAATCACCAATACCATGGCTGTATCAGTACCCAGGAATTTTACGACAAACACCCGCCCTAGCAGAATCCGCAAAAGGCGTAGGACTAATAACAAGCGCTCCAGAACTAGACGGAGTCGTAAGACGCGTTCCTCTCGCCGTTAGTTCACAAGAAAAGTTATATCCATCTTTCTCCTTAGAAATGCTAAGAGTTGGAGTAGGTGATCCAAGTTATCAAATCAAAGTTATGGAAGCGGGTGTGGAGTGGCTACGAATACCTAACTATCCTACTATCACTACAGATGCAAATGCACGTGTTTGGATAACTTCAAATATTAATTTTTACAGACAAACAGCGAAGGAATACTTAGAAAATCCATTACAAGGAGCAAACTTTGTTATATTTGGAGTAACTGCAGAGGGTGTTGTAAATCCTGTGCCTACTGCAAAAGGTATGATGTACCCACATGAGGTTCAAGCAAACGTATTGCATCATCTTATTTATGGTACTAGTCCAGTACAACCTATCTGGGCTGAAACTGCAGAGATAGGAGTGGCTTTAGTTTTACTACTAGTTATAATGTTTACAGCAACGCGGGTGTATTTTTCACTTCCAGCACTAGTAGTTTCTCTTTTTATAATATATGTAGCAACTGTATGGAATTTTCTTCAAGGTTTGCTACTTGATATGTCTGGAATCGCTATAGTATCATTTTTATACTGGTCAATAGTAACATTTAGAGCATTTATAGAACAATTTTTTCTACGAAGACAAGTTAAAAAGCAGTTCGGTACTTATTTATCGCCAGACATGGTAAAAATGCTACAAAAAGACCCGTCTCTACTTAAATTAGGTGGTGAAAGAAGAGAAATGACTTTCTTGTTTACTGATATTATGGGATTTACTCCAGTTTCAGAGGCATTTAAGAAGAATGACGATCCAGAAGGCTTAGTAGAGTTGATAAACACATACCTTGACAGCATGACCAAGATAATTTTGAACAATGGTGGAACGATTGATAAGTATATGGGCGACTGTATTATGGCATTTTGGAATGCACCACTAGCTGAGCCGAAGCACGCAGAGCTAGCAGTTAAAAGTGCTATCGAGATAAGAGCAAAAACAGTAGAATTGAATCAACAATTCAAAGATCAAGGACTAGACTTACCACCTATCAATGTTGGTACAGGTGTGAATACTGGTACTTGTATCGTAGGAAACATGGGATCAGAAACTCGATTCGATTATTCCGTGATTGGAGACGCTGTTAACTTAGCAGCAAGATTAGAAGCTACAGCTGGTAGAGGAGACTATGCACAATGGCCTGTAGTATTATCAAGTAGCACTGTAGAGCAGTGCCCTTTTCCTGATCAATTCACGGAAATAGGAGATATCTTAGTAAAAGGGAAGTCAGAACCAATAAAAATATATTCTCCATAAATAATTTTTATGCTACATATGTATATCATAAAAAAATTTTAATAATATTATTTATAAAAAACTTATAACTACCAAGTTGGCAGAATGACCAGAATTTTAGTTTTCTCCAAAAATATACAAAGTTTAAAAAATATTGTAATAACTTAATTAACCACCAAAAGAATAATGACCTTAGGAAAATAGTTCTTGACAAGGATCTTTAATTTTGGTATACTATCATAAATGAATTTCAAAATTCAAAGATCAATTGCAGGGTAAAGGAATGAAGGAAAACATAGATCAGGTAGAACGAAGATTAGCTATTCATGAAGCTCAATGCGAGGAAAGGTGGAAAACCATCTTTAGTCGTATGGCAGATCAAGAAGAACAGCTGAAGCGCATGGAAAATATACTAATTGGCATTGCAGGTGCAGTAATCTGTGGTGGCGCTTCTGTGGTTATTACAATGGTATTGATGCACAATGGTGCATAACGGAGAAAATAATGTTTGAAAAAAACACATATAGCACAAAAGAAATGAAAGTTGAGACTACTAAATCAGCTCCCTCAAAAGATGGAGAAATCTGGAAAGAAGGAAGCGTTTGGAAGTTTAAATGGAAAGGTAGTGAGTGTGGCTACGCTACAAAAGAAGATGCTGAAAAAGGCTTGAAGAAACTCAATGGCGCTTCTAAAAAAGAAGATTAAATCCTTTTGGCTGTGGTTAGTTAACTGGTGGTCTCCTCGTTGGGATCTTGAAGTTAGCTACAACAAAGAGTGGGGTGACTCAGACGATAGAAAGTATTTAGTAAAAAAGTTTCTTATTAAAAAAGAAAAACACCTAAAATTTGTGACACACGAAAAAGATATAGTAGAAATACAAAGTCCTAATGGATTAAACTATAGGATTACAACGAGATGAAAACAGTTTTAGTACTATATATTATATTAGCTGCATTAGGTTATACAATAAGTGTTCCACCTAGTGAAAGAGAGATAGATATGAAGGATTGTGAAATTTGGAAATATGACGATCCTGAAATATTAGAGTGGTGTTTGGACAACCCTACACCAGAAATTAGAGATATGGAATGAACCAACTACTTATAGGAATAATACTAGTTATGGGTGGCTTAGGCTACTTTATCTATATTGAAAATGAGAATTTAAAAGCTGAGAATGCTGCTTATGTGTTAAGAGATTCAGAGCAGGACGCAGCTATCGCCCAACTACAGGGTGACTTAGAACTTCAAGGTGAAGGACTAAAAGAAATGCAAGCCAGAAATGCAGAAATACAAGGTGAGATGAATCGTTACTTAGACATTTTTAAAAGACACAATCTCACAAACCTAGCCAGAGCAAAACCTGGACTAATTGAACCAAGAGCAAACAAAGCTACAAAGGAGGTATTTGATGGAATTGAAGAAGATAGTCGGAATATTGACAGTCTCGATAATGATATCCAGTTGCAGCCTGCTCCCTAAACAAGCACAAGAAGTAAAGGTTGTAACTAAATCTATCGAAAGAAAGATTATTCAACCAATCATGCCTAGGGAGATAGACCTAAAAGAACCATATTGGTACGTAGTTTCTGATAAAAATATTGACGAATTTCTAGCACGAATAGAGAAAGATCAAGGTCAAGTAGTATTTTTTGCGATGTCAGTTCCAGACTATGAACTGATGGCATATAATATGCAAGAGTTAAAAAGATATATAAATGAATTAAAAGAGGTGGTAGTTTACTATAGAAAAGTAACTGTATCACCAAAAAAAGATGACGAATCATAAGAGAAGATTACAGATATGTGAGCGTTGTGAATATCTAGACAGAAGGATTAAAGTGTGTAAAGTCTGCAAGTGCTTTATGCCACTTAAAGTTAGAGCATCAAGGGCTAAATGCCCAAAGAACTTGTGGGAGAAAAATTATGATGGACAAAATACTGGGAGTCAAAGATTGGATACTGGCTAGATTAGCCGAAAGAACGTCATGGGACGGAGTAACAATCATTGGTGGTAGTGTACTAATTTTAATGGGTGCACCAATCATTGAGATGTTAGCATGGCCCGCCTTAGTTTGGGGTGTGTACACGTTAGTTAAGGAGCAATTATAATGCCTTATCATTACGGAAAACCTAAAAAAGGTAAAAAGAAAAAGCGCGGTAAGAAGCGAAAAAAGATGAAGCATCATGGCTGCTAGGAGAAGAAAAAGAACTACTAGAAGAAAGAAGGCTTCAGCTAAAAAACGAAACATACCTACTAATAAAAAGCTATACGCCAGGGTAAAGGCTGCAACAAAAAGAAAGTTTGCAGTTTATCCTAGTGCCTATGCAAATGCGTGGCTAGTACGAGAGTATAAGAAACGAGGAGGGGGATATCGTCGTGGCTAGGAAAAGAACAACAAGAAAGAAGCTAACAAAAAGACAACAAGCTACCTTAAGAAGACACTCAAAACATCATACAAAAAAACACATGGCGTTTATGAGAACACAGATGAGAAAAGGTAAAACTTTTACTCAAGCACATAAAGCTGCTCAAAGAAAGGTAGGACGATGAAAGGTCGCGGAGGCTTAGGTAAGTGGTTTGGTGAGCGCTGGGTTGACCTTGGGAGACCTAAAAAAGGTGGCGGTTATCACAAATGTGGAAGACGCAAAGCTAAAAAGAGCAGAAAAGGATACCCCAAGTGTGTTCCAGCAGCGAAAGCAGCATCAATGACTAAGGCTCAAATAAAATCAGCTATTCGAAGAAAAAGATCTAAAAAGCAGGGCGTAGGCGGAAAACCAACTAACGTAAAAACTATCGCCAGGCGGGGCAGACGAAAAAGAACAGTTCGTCGCAGGAGAAGATAACATGGCTTTGACAGCAAAACAGAAAAAATTACCAATGGCATTACAAAAAGCAATTCTTGCAAAACAAAAGAAAAATGGCAAGAAGAAAAGCATGAAGAAGAAGAAAAAACGTGCCCGTAAGAAAAGTTAAAGGCGGATATCGTTGGGGTAAGTCTGGAAAGGTTTACAAATCTAAAAAAGCGGCAGAGCGGCAAGGCAGAGCAGTATACGCATCAGGATATGGTAAAAAGAAGAAAAAGACGAGATCCAAGAAAAGGAACAGGTAAAAAACCTAAAGGTTCTGGAAGACGTTTGTACACAGACGAAAATCCAAAAGATACTGTTAGAATTAAGTTTGCTACTGTGAAGAATGCAAGAGCAACTGTACAAAAAGTTAAACGAGTTCGTAAATCCTATGCTAGAAAAATTCAAATACTAACTGTAGGAGAACAACGAGCAAGAGTCATGGGTAAAAAGACAGTAGCCTCTGTATTTAAATCGGCAAAAGCAGGCTTGAGGAGAGCAAGAAATGCGAAGAAGAACAACAAGAAAACGCGGAGGCGCTAGAAGAAAAAAGAAAGATCCTCGACTTAAGAGAGCTGGAGTATCTGGATATAATAAACCTAAGCGCACGCCTAGTCACAGAACCAAGTCACATATAGTTGTGGCAAAAGTTGGAAAGAAAATTAAAACAATTCGTTTTGGACAACAAGGAGCAAAAACTGCAGGTAAACCTAGAAAAGGAGAATCTCGCAGAATCACAATGAAACGTAAGAGTTTTAAAGCAAGACACCGTAGAAATATTGCGAAAGGCAGAATGTCTGCCGCATATTGGGCGGATAAAGTAAAATGGTAAGGTACTTAGCTTTAGCACTGCTAATAGTAGCAATAGCTTTTTGTGAGCCTACTTCTGCAAGTCCTTACAAAGACGTAAAAAATTACGTAGGAGATAATAATGTCACTAAAATTTTTAGGATCGGAAGCAGCGTGCGGAACAAGTGTAGGGGCAGCCTCTACTTTTCAAAATGCTATGGACGTCAGACTAGTAAACGATGGTTCTACCAATAGGTTAGTTACTGTTGCTAATTCTGCTGACACAACATTAGCAACATTTACGCTAGCAGCTGGAGAAGTATCTATAATTAGAAAAAATCCTGATGATCAAATTTTTGCAGCGAACGCTGAGGTTAAAGGCGCTCCTGTAGTTACGGAAAACTAATGGAACCAATTGTAGAGAATGGTGTATGGCTTGATGAGCTTGCTGCTTTATGTATTACTACTTTGAGTAAAATAAATAGTAAACAACATCAAGCGGGAGAACTTAGTCAGAATGATTCAGTACTTAGAGAAATATGTCTTGGGTATTTGTATATGCTGACTGTATGTAATGAGGAAGGAGTAATTCCTGAATCAATTCTATCAAATAACTTAAATAAAAATATAACAATACACTAATGTTAGATATAAGTAGGAAAGATATACTACGAGATAGTATAATGGACTTTGATGCAGCTTCACGTTTCATCAAGTTGCCTATATCTGAATACTTAAACCTTTTAGGTACTACACCAAACTCAGCTCAGGTAGCATTAATCAATGCTATTAACAACCCAAAGTATAGATTTGTATGTGCCGCTCTTTCTAGACGGCAGGGAAAAACTTATATAACTAATGTCATCGGACAGCTAGTTTCACTCGTGCCAAACTCTCACATTTTAATAATGTCACCAAACTATGCTTTATCTCAAATATCATTTGATTTACAAAGACAACTAATTAAACACTTTGATCTAGAGGTTGTAAGAGATAACGCAAAAGACAAAGTAATAGAACTATCTAATGGTTCTACAATTAGAATGGGGTCTGTTAATCAAGTAGATTCTACTGTTGGTAGGTCATACGACTTGATTATATTCGATGAGGCTGCATTGGCAGACGGCAAAGACGCTTTCAATGTAGCCTTACGTCCCACCCTAGATAAAGAACTAAGTAAAGCAGTATTTATTTCTACTCCTCGAGGTAGAAACAACTGGTTTGCAGACTTTTATCATAGAGGGTATAGTGATGAGTTTAAAGACTGGTGTGCAATTAGAGCCACATATCATGAAAATCCAAGAGTATCAGAAGAAGATATAGCAGAAGCTAAGAAAGCAATGTCTTCAGCAGAATTTGCTCAAGAGTATCTTGCTGACTTTAATACTTATGAAGGTCAGATTTGGGACTTTAACTTTGAAACTTGTGTACAAGACTTATCTAAGTTAGATACTAGCAAAATGGACGTGTTTGCGGGTCTTGATGTGGGGTACAAAGATCCAACAGCTTTATGTGTTATAGCTTATGATTGGGACGAACAAAAATTTTATCTCGTAGATGAATACTTAGATGCAGAAAGAACTACTGAACAGCATGCTGCTGAAATAAGAAAAAGAATCACTAAATATAATATTGACTGGATTTATATAGATTCAGCGGCACAGCAAACTCGTTATGACTTTGCACAAAATTATGATATTTCAACTATAAATGCTAAAAAGTCTGTGCTAGATGGTATAGGTCAGGTAGCAGGAATTATAGATAACGATTTACTACTAATAGATCAAAAATGCAGACATACTCTCGAAGCAGTTGACCAGTATCAATGGGACAATAATCCAAACTTAATGAAAGAACGACCTAAACACAATATGGCAAGCCACATGTCAGATGCGCTTAGATATGCGCTGTATACCTTTGAGACAACTGCCAGTACATTTTAACCATTAGACCTACCAAAAAATTATTCTTGACAACAAGGTAAATTTTTGGTATAATTTTTAATAAATAGGAAATTATGAATTTAAAAAGAGATTTAGTCAAGTACGTCAGAGACAAAGCGAAATCAGGTTATAAAAAAGAGACTGAATGCTACATCTGTGGAGACACAGAGAGACTGGAGTTTCACCACTTCTTTGGAATGACTGAGTTGCTAGAAACTTGGTTAAAAGCACATAAAATAACAATAAATTCAGCCGACGAAATAATGAATGTTCGGGAAACTTTTATTGCAGAACACATAAATGAAATTTATCATGAAGCTGCTACACTATGCAAATCCCATCATATGCGGCTACACAGTATTTACGGCAAACGACCAAAGCTCGCAACTGCCGCAAAACAAAAGCGATGGGTAGATAAACAGAGGATAAAAAATGGCATGGTATGACAGACTTTTAGGCAGAACTACAGATACGGAGGAGAAGTTAAATCCTGCGCAGTCGTATATAGCTTTAGAAGAAGGATTAACACTAGACACTCGTGAGAAGAAAGATAATTATCGATCAGCTTACGAAGAGTTAGAAGTAGTTAACCGTTCTGTTAATATGATAGTAGATGATGTTTCAGAAATATCATTTCAAGTTGGAGAAAAAATAAGAGGTCTAACACCTATCAAAGATGCGGTAAGAAGAAGCCGTGTAGATTTAATACTAAATAAAGAACCTAACCCTTTTCAAGATGTTAGTAGCTTTAAAAGAAACTTAATCATTGATTTACTAATAGATGGAAATATTTTTGTATACTATGATGGTGTGCATCTTTATCAACTGCCAGCAAATAATGTAACTATACACAGCGATACGGCTACTTACATAGAAAAATTCGAATATGATGGACACATAGATTACGCCCCTAGAGAAATAATACATATTAAAGAAAACTCATTTAATTCAATCTATAGGGGCGTTCCAAGATTAAAACCAGCTTACAGAACAATGTTCTTGTTAGATAACATGAGGAAGTTTCAAGATAACTTCTTTAAAAATGGAGCTGTTCCAGGATTAGTACTAAAGAGTCCAAACACTCTTTCTGAGAGAATAAAAGAAAGAATGCTGCAGGCTTGGCAAACTAGATATAATCCTAAAAATGGAGGCAAGAGGCCTCTCATACTAGATGGTGGATTAGAGGTTGATGCTTTAACAAAAATTAACTTTAAAGAGCTAGACTTCCAATCTTCAATTACAGCAAATGAAAAAATAATTTTAGAAGCAATGGGTGTACCACCTATACTTCTTGATGGAGGTAATAATGCAAACATTAGACCTAACCATCGACTTTACTACTTGGAAACAGTACTTCCAATAGTTAAAAAAGTAAGTTATGCCTTTGAAAGATATTTCGGATATAAACTAATACCAGATGTTACTGATATTCCTGCTCTGCAACCAGAACTAAGAGATCAAGCATCATACTATCAAACATTAGTTAATTCAGGTATAATGACTCCAAACGAAGCTAGAGACTCTTTAAACTTGCCACCTATTGAAGGTAATGATGACATAAGAGTACCAGCTAATGTAGCGGGTAGTGCAGCAAACCCCGAAGAAGGTGGGAGACCACCCCAAACAGAGGAAGAAGATAATGGCGAATAAAAAAGCAGTACTTAACAAATTAGCAGATTATTTTGCTGACAAAGGACAAGTGATGTCCCCCGCAGAATATAAAGAAGCAGATGATGCGCCTATGCGTTTCATGGTTGCAAAGAGACCTTTTGGATCTTGGGCTCGTATGCAAAGCATGATGCAAACTACTTTTCCAGATCAATGGGCAAAAGCTAATAAAGTAGTAGCAACTCCTGCACCTAAAGCAGCGGCTCCCAAAGCCAAAGCTAAGCCAGCAGCGACTAAAAAAGTCAAAGCTAAGAAATAGGAACTGTTATGAAGGAAAAAATATTTCATTGGACTAATACGTTCAAAACGCTAGGAGAAGATGAGAACGGAGGCGTTAACATTAGAGGCCTAGCAAGCACAAACTCTATTGATAGAGTAGGTGATGTTATTAACCATGATGCATGGACAAAATCTGGGGGACTGAATAATTTCGAGAAAAACCCAATAATTTTGTTTAATCATAACTATGATAAACCTATTGGTAGAGCTACTTCTATGGAAGTAGGTAAGAGTGGTCTGGAACTTGGAGCGAGAATCTCTAAGTCAGCAGGCGATATTAAAGATCTAATAAAAGATGGCGTTCTTGGAGCCTTTTCCGTTGGTTTTAGAGTCAAGGATGCCGTATATAATCAAGAAACTGACGGATTAGAGATAAAAGACGCCGAACTTTTTGAAGTATCAGTTGTTAGTGTTCCAGCTAATCAAACTGCTATGTTTTCTCTTGCGAAATCTTTTGAGACAGATGCAGAGTACCAAGAGTTCAAAAATCTTTTTAAGAAAAATAAAGAGGCTGATCAAGTTAATAAACTTGAGACGCCACAAGCGACGGATAAAACCGTTTCACAGGAGAAACCTATGTCTACTGACAATCCAACTCCTAACGCTGATATCGACTTGAAAGCCTTTGCAGAAGAAGTAGCAAAATCTACTGCTGCTAAAATTGCAATGCAACAAGCCGAAAAAGCTGCCAAGGAGAAAGCAGATGCGGAAGCAGCAGTTGAGCTAGAAGCTCAAGAAAAAGCTGCAGTTGAAGCAAAACAGGACGAAGTTAAGACGATAGTAGAAGTTGGTATGGAAGGCGCTGAGCGTCTTACTAAAGACTTAGAGGATCGTGTTTCTGTGAAGCACGAAGACCTTGAAAAAGCTGTCGAAGAACTTAAGGCTGATCTACAAGAAAAGAAATCTGAAATCGAAGCAATTCGTGAATCAAAAAGAGTTTTTGGTAGAGAAAGCACTTCTGACTGGCAAAAAGCCTTTGAAAAGGACATCAATGATGCCTGGACTATGGGCCTTGCAACAGGTAAAGGTTGGGACACCAAACTCGGTAAATCTACTCTAGAAAAAGTTAACGCTCATTCAGGTGTTGGCGTTTCTAGCGCAGACTTCGAGCAAACTGTTTCAACTAACGTAGAAAGAGATATTCAACTCGAACTAGTATTGGCTCCTCTATTCAGAGAGATCCCAATGAGTTCAGCAACACAAATTATTCCAATCATGCCAGATGCTGGTTATGCAGAATTTACTTCTAACCAAGCAGCAAGTGGATCATCTCCACATGGTAACTTGGAAGAAAGAGGCGATACTTATGGATCACCTTTTGCTGGTGTTGATTTAACTGAAAGAACTCTTTCAACTAAGAAACTAATTTCACAATCGTTCTTAGGTAACGAAACTGAAGAAGATGCAATTCTTCCAATTCTTCCTTTAATTAGGGATTCAATTGTTAGATCACATGCACGTGGTATTGAAAATGCTATCCTAGTGGGTGACCACGGTGATGGTGTATACGGTACATCAGGAGCTTCGTTCCAAGGATTAGTTAAATTAGCTACAGACGATGACTCAAGTGGTACTCACGTAACTCAGTCAGCTACTGCATTTGCATCTGAATCACTAACAGCCGCTCACCTACTTAACGCAAGAAAGAAAATGGGTAAATACGGTATGAACCCATCTGATGTTGTATTTATTGTCAGCATGACTGAATACTACAACTTGCTAAGTGACGCTGAGTTCCAAGATGTCAACCTAGTTGGCAACATGGCTACTAAGCTTAACGGTGAGATCGGAGAAGTCTTCGGATCTAAAGTAATTGTTTGTGACGAGTTTGCTACAGCAGCAGTCTCTAAGTTCTATGGTGTAGCTGTTTACGCTCAGAACTATTTAATGCCTCGACTACGTGGTGTTACTATCGAGTCTGACTACGAAGTAGCTAACCAAAGAAGAGTTCTAGTAGCTTCACAAAGATTAGGATTTACTGATCTTATTGACGGAGCAACTTCAGTTCACGCTTTAAAATACAAAGCTTCCTAGTAAGCAATTGAGATATATGTGGGGAGTTTTCTCCCCACATAGATTTCTTAGAGAGAATTATGGCAAATCTATGTACACTTCAGGAATATAAAGACTTCTCAGGACTCAAGGGAGTTCAGGAAGATGCTCGAATTAATACTTTAATTCCACAAGTTACACAAATTGTCAAAACATATTGTGGTACCTCTTTTGTTGACTTTTTTAGTTCTGATAAAACTGAGTTTTTTGATATACACGATAGTTTAACTACTAGAGTTATGTTAGATGAAAGTCCTCTAGTTTCAGTAAGTCAAGTACAAGAAAGAGACAGTCAATCAGATGCATATGTTACACTAATCACAGAAAATTCTGACAGTAGTGGTAAATATGAATATATAATTGATACTACAACGGACAGTATTGTTCGCACCAGTGCTACTGGTGAAAAACCTTTTAAGAAAGGTATAAAAGCAGTAAAGGTTGTTTATAGAGCTGGCTACAGCGCAACTCCCGCAGATTTGAAACTAGCAGTATTTGATTTAATTAAATACTATATGAAAGACGAGAGAAAGACTCGTATGCAGATTGCAGGAGCTATGGTTGAAAACCAAAGCACTTCTGGTATAACTGGGAATATTGGTTTTCCAGACCACATTAAAAGGATACTAGATTTTTATAAGATTTATAAGTAATGGCTATAAATTTAATCAGAAAGGAAATTAGGGGAATATATGAAAGCATACACCCAAATAAGAAGATGCGTTCAAGAACTGCAAGAGAGGCTCAAGATAGAAGATTTGCTTTTGAATATACAATAAATGCTAACAACTATGCTGAAAAAATGTCTGCAGCAATAAATATCCTAGCTGAAGATGAAAATTTTACTACTGCAGATGAACTTCTGCCCCATGTTCAAGAGGTTTTAAAAAATATAAAAGACTTTGAAGGTAAGAGTACTCTTATACAAGGTAATCAAAATGAAGTTACAATTAATAGAACATCACCCAAAGGAAAAATTGACAAGGCTCTTGTAGAAAAGATAAACAGACGTTTTCGACTAGCAGTACTAAAAAGGTGGAAAACACAAACAGAAAAAGGTCAAGGAGCAACAGGTATAGATGGTGTGAGTATTGTTGCCGGTAAAGATCAAGCCGCTAAAGATCGAAGAAAATTAATTGGATTTTCTCATAATGAAGAATCAAATGTAGCTAATGCAAAATTATTACAGTTTATACTAGAAACAGATGTACCTGTTGATCTCATTACACGAATGGATAGAAAAAATGTAGCAATGGTAATTTTCGAAGCCTTAGATATACAATGGTTTCAGAAAATGGATCCTATAAGTAAAAAGAATCAATGGATAATTGTTGGAGAATTGGCAGGGAATAATGAAGACTATCGAAGATTAGTAGATTTAGGACAACCCTGGGAAGATGAAATAAGAAATAGATTAAAAGAAGCTGTAGAGGATAGTAAATTTGTAAATCGACCCGACGAACAATTTAGTAAACCTTTCCTTGATGTAGTTTCTGAAGAAGCAGTTAGAGAACTTGCAAAACCCTATAAAAAAGTTCGTGGTGGAAAACTTACGGGTTTACCAAAAAAGAATAAAAGATCAACTAGGAGAGGTAGGGTAAAAAA